ACAAGAGAGCCAAGGAACTTTTGACGATTCAACGATACATATCTAGCAGGAGCTTGCGCTCCAACCCCGATAGAGGTATCTCCCCGTCCGTGACTTTCCGGCGTCCCACCGGTAGTTGGTCTCGAATCCGGATCAAATGATTCGGTAGACAATAGGTAATCTTGAAGTCCCCAATCCCTGATATTCAATGCGGCATTGATATCCCTCGATTGGGATACTCCACAATGATTACAAGAATAGGTCCTGATATGAGTAGGAAGCTTGGCTTTCACTTCCCCGCAATTGTTACAACATTTTGAACTTGGTGCCCAACGATTGATCTTGATGACACGTTTGCCCGCTTGAGTAGCCTTGTAGCCGATCATCCCGACTAGTGTGCTCCATCCGGCATCACCAACCATGGTTCCATTGAACTTTTGCATCCCCTTCACATTCAAATCTTCAAGGCATATCAAGTCATAGTTGGAGACGAAATCCCTCGATAGCTTGTGCAAAAAGTCCCTTCGCTTCCTGGAAACATCCCGATATGCCTTCCTGGCGGCAAGGTGTTGTCTCTTCCTTCGATTGGATCCAGCTTGTGCCCGTGCCAGTTGTCTTTGTCGCCGCTTGATCTTGTTCCGGTCCTTCTTGAGGAACTTTGGGTTCTGGTGGATAACACCGTCAGACGTGACCGCAAGATCGTTGGAGTTGAGATCAATGCCAATTACATTGTTCATGGATTGGATATCAGAAACTGGACTATTATCCTGAACCTCGACTACCAGACTAATGTAATAATCAGTTCCGTCTTGGGAAATTGTCACCGTGGAGAACCCTGATGGAATATCCCTGTGCAGCTTCCATTTCACGTTGCCTATTTTTGGAACAGTAATATGACCCTCGTTCCATTTCCATTTATCAGGAGTTTGAACGACACGAAATCCATTTTCAAAAATATTCTTGCGTTTGAATTTTGGAAATCCAGTTCCAGCCTTGTCTTTGCACTTCCTCTTGATAGCCTGATCAAGATCCATCAAAGCCGCCTGATATGCTTGAGAAGGACCGATCTTCAGGAATTCCATCTGCTTCTTGAGACCCGGAAGACACTTGGAATTTGCATGATACCAGTTGAATTTCTTGGTCGCCTGATATTCCTTCATTTCCTTGTCAAGAAACATATTCCATAGGAGTCTACAGTTACCAAATACCTGTTTGAACAGAATTTTCTGTTCAGGTGTTGGATAGATCCGATATTTGAAACCCATGATGGACAAGGAAGAAAATCTCACGTTCTAATATTACTAAGTATTTAGACAAATGAGATTCTCTGGAACCGTCTAAATGGACTATATTTGCAAGAATCATCGAAAATATTTCTTGAAGGTTCACATTATTTTCGTTACCAAGTATAGGAAACCACTTCTTGTCGGTAGAATGAACCTTGAAATCAAGAGACTCCTAAAGAAAGCCGAAAGCAGGGACTTTGAGATTGAATTGATATAACCTATTACGTAATTATATCTCGTGTCGCAGAGAATCGGTATAAACCAGATTTAGCATCTTTCACCAGATCAGACGTTTGTGGCGCAAAGATATAGGCAAACCAGATCTGATCTTCATTTTCAAATGGGGAATTTCTTCCAGCTATAACAACGACTGTTTCAACGGTTAATTTTAATTTTCTGGTGTTATTGCCACTTTCGGGATATGGCCATTTTGTTACAAACTTTCCTTCAACTTCATCTCCATATACATCTTTATAGAGGACCTGATCTTTTACGAATGTTCCATAAATATGTGGAAGCCCATTCAAATGGATTTTCATCTTGGCGTAATCATTCGTCTCTTTTCTAAATTCCTGTCCTCTCAGGAAGATTTCCACCTTTTTCGCGGCTTCGCTGTTTAGAATAATAGAATCTCTGGCAGCTGAATCACGTCCACCTAATTTTTTGAACGCATTTTTGAGTTTAAGTTTGGTCAAAATAGGAGGAGTCTTGATGGTTTTCCCGGTTACATATTCTCCAAAGATGGGAAATATCTTATAGTTTGGATTCCGACCCTCAGCTAGATGTCTTAGGAAGGATTCCTTTATATATTCTCGAAGCATAACATTCTCCTATATTTTTATCTATCTATTTATCTAAGGACGTGATCCAAAACCGGCAAGTCTTCAGTTTCCAGGTAGTTCACTTTTGTGAGAAATAGATGTTGACCCGGCCCCCATCCCGTAGTAGATTGGTATCAAGAGCTAGAGAGAGGTAGACGACATGTCCTACTATTATGAGATTGACGGTCCGCTTCCCAAGAAACTCTCCGAAGACCTTCTGGACAAGGCATTTCTCTTTGCCTGTGAATACCTCGATCTGGTAAATCTGGAAATCGTCCTCTCATTCGAAAAACTGGAAGATCACCAAATGGGTCTGACCTCGTTTGATGAAGAGGAACCGATCAGCATCACCATTGACAAGAAACTCAAGCCTGCCGACATGATCCGCGTCCTGTTTCACGAAATGGTTCATGTCAAGCAATACATCGAAGGCCATCTGGAAGAGGGATTCAACCTCAAGTGGATGGGCGAAGAATGGGATGGGGCGTATGAGGATGCCCCGTGGGAAGTAGAGGCATTTGATTTGGAAGAGGAAATGGTCACGAAATGGCTTCTCGAGTCCAACTAGCAAAATCCAAGAACCTGATTCAGCCTCCAAAGTGGTTGCCACAAAACATCCACTATGAGGTGATCACGGGAAGTGTATCCTACGGTGTCAGTTCCGATACATCGGACATGGACATTGTTGGTTTCTGCATTCCCCCGAAGGAAGACGTGTTTCCGCATCTGAGGGGTGAGATCCCTGGATTCGGAATCCAGAAGCAGAGATTCGAGGTCTGGCAGCAGCATCACATCAAGGACGATGAAGCCAGAACAGAGTATGATTTTGCCGTGTATTCCATCGTGAAGTTCTTCCACTTGGCCATGGAGAACAATCCGAATATGGTGGATATCATTCATGTCCCACAACGGTGTGTCCTCTTTGCTTCTCAGATCGGTCAACTGGTCCGTGACAACCGAAACGTGTTTCTGTCCAAGAAGGCATGGCACAAGTTTCGGGGCTACGCGTATTCACAGCTCCACAAGATTGGGACCAAGTCCAATGCTTCCAATCCCAAGCGCCAGGCTTCTATTGAGAAACATGGTTATGATGTCAAGTTCGCTTACCACACAATTCGACTTCTCCTTGAATGTGAACAAATCCTGGTAGAGCACGATCTGGACCTGGAACGCAACAGTGAGATCCTAAAATCTATTCGCCGTGGTGAATGGTCTGAACAGAAGATTCGTGATTGGTTCGACGTGAAAGAAAAATCCCTGGAAGAGGTATACAATTCTTCGTCTCTAAGACATGCTCCTGATAAAGACGGTATCAAGGAGCTTCTACTTCAATGTCTGGAAATTCACTACGGGTCCATTGATGGTGCTGTGAAACGTGAAGTTCCGGTCGACAAGATGATCAGGGAGCTTCGGGAAGTGCTGGATCGCTATGATAGGTGACTTTCAGTGACCGTTCGTGATGCAAAAATTCTGAACACTCTGGAAGTGGTCCTCGAGGATCTCCCCAAGGTGTTCAATGCCAAAGTGGCAGCAGCAGTCGTCTACAAGGGCAAGATTATCTCGGTCGGAGTAAATCAGGACAAGACCCATCCGGTCGCCGCTGAGTATCAGAAGAATGAACACAGCATTTTCCTGCATGCCGAGGTGGATGCCATCGTGAAAGCGCGGAAGAGGATCTCTGAAACGGATCTCAAGAGGTCTACTCTGTATGTTGCCCGAGTGAAGATGGACTCTTTTCAGAATACCATGTTCGGCATGTCCCGTCCGTGTTCTGGGTGCATGCGCTGTATCAAGGATCACGGAATAAAGAAAGTAATCTACACGACCCACGGGGATGAAGTTGCATCCTATGTCACGGAGGAATTTCGGTGATAACATCTCATTTTGAATTGTGTATTGAAAAATACATCAGGAAGATATTCAAGAAGATTGATGGATCGAGATAAGGATAGTGTCAAGGATTTTGTAGCAATGTTTCTAACCAAGGAAGAATTCCGGTGGCCGCACGAAGAACATCACCCCCATGATTTCAAGCAATTCAAGAAATCTCTGAAGAAAAACCCATCTTGGAGATTGAGGAAGAGGCTATGGTAACCAAACTTCGTGAACTCGATTAGCACCGGAAAGGATAGGAACAGATGGCACATCCAAGAAAGAATCGGCCAAGAAAGGGAAGGCGCAAGATCGGATCGAACAAGCGTAAGGCCCTTCGGATGAGGAAGAAGCGGTGACCAAAAAGTCTGATTCCACATTTGAACAGCGCATGATCAGATATTCCTCCGAAGAGGATATCAGTTTTCATGTGATGCCATTTGAGGACGGTTTGAGCACTACCTATCAAGATGGCGCTACTTTCTTGATGAAACATGACCATCCAGAAGATGGACAGATCAGGATCATTGTTCCGGGGGACGACCTAAAAGCCATCGGGATGATGTTCCTACGAGCAGCGGAAATTTACGAGGGAGAATGATTGAAGCTACCTTCGGGGATCCCGACCTAGAACAATTCATAATACGATCTGCCGAAATTTTAATCCGGTTCTATCTTGGAATGGTAGAACCGGATGAACTGTTGATTCTTGCCAACGATGAAATGGAACCAGTGGGCCGGGTCTTCAAGAACGGAGACGTCGGCTATATGATTGAACTCCGACTGGAGAATAGAACACGGGAAGAGATTTTCTGGACACTGGCACATGAGTTGGTTCACGTGAGGCAGTTTCAGGAGCAGGACCTGGAAAACCAACTAGACAAGAGGATCCCATATCAAGAAAGATGGTGGGAAATTGAAGCAGACAAAATTGTGAATGAGTTGCCTGATTATTGCTATTACGTGACTAAGTAAACATGAGAGATTACTTCCTAATCTCGTGAAGACCTCAAGTGAATCGGACTTTTCATGGACCCGGGGGCGGTACCCGGATCGTCCACCAAACCTTCATATGGGCGATAAACAGGATCGACATGAGCGGAAAGAGGAAACTAGGAAGTCCCGCGCAAGCTGGGTCAACGCAAGAAACCAAACAGATGCAAACACAAACAAAGCACCTGTGGATCTCGCCCTAGCGGCTTGATCTAACTGGGTATGGGCTCCACCTAGAAACAGAACGGGCCATTCACACACCAACACAAAGGAACTATCACACATGACACACAGAAGAATCACCACTCCATACACCACTGTGAAACCGAACACTTCGATGTTTCCCACCAAGTCAGCTCCATCCAAACTCGGCGAAACTTTTAAGGCGAAGAAGATTGGAACCAATGGCACCCATATCGTGCTTGTCCTCGACGAATCCGGGTCTATGAGACCTAGCCGAATGGCCACCATATCTGGTGTGAATGAGTTCATGGGTGTCCAGAAGGAAGCTGCCTCGAAACGTGATACTCCGACTTTTGTCTCACTCTACAAATTTGATGGATACAACACCAACGGGGTATTCATCAAGCGGAACATTCTGGAAGTTCAAGACTTGACTGCCGCGGATTATGATCCAACGGGAATGACCAATCTCCATGATGCCATCTTCTCGGTCGTTGCTCAGATAAATGAAGACCTGGGCACACGGAAGAAAAAGAACCGTGAAGCCGTCATGATCGCAATCATGACCGATGGCGAAGAAAATTCATCGAAGATCGCGACCGTCTCAGATGTGAAGCAGATCGTGGAGAAATGTGAAGGTAAGGACTGGAGCTTCATGTTCCTAGGTGCCAACATCGACTCGTTCCAAGTCGGCCAGACAATGGGCTTCAAGGAACACATGACTGCTCAATACAATACCAATAACATGGGCGCTACCCTTCGGACAGCATCGGCCAAGATGTCAGAGGTAAATGATCTTCGACTTCAAGGGATGGGAACCCAAGCGACTTATGATGCCTCCGCTTTCACGTCCGCTGAACGGGCATCCATGGTGGAGGGACAAGATGAGCAATCGTAATGCCTATGAGATCCGCCTGGATACACTTCATCTTGCTCAGAAGATTCTTCAGGATAACATGAGTCTGATGAAGGCACCCTATACTGAAGCTGATTTGCTGAGAACGGCGAATCAGCTGTATGACTTCGTGAAAACCAACACAATGTCGGGAACAACAAGCAAAGGAGATCGAACACGATCATGAGCAACATCAACTTTGGAATCGACTGGTTTCAGGAGATGAAACGGCAGTTTGTGAGAGCGACTGTCGAGGACGAGGTAGTCAAGAAGGGGCTGATCCAATTCGTGGATGATCAGACTGCTCTTGCAAAGACCATTGTCAAGAATCAACATGATTTCACGAAAGTGATCCTTGACAAGGTAATGTAGCATATGTGAGACATAACGGACATTTATGTCTAGTATATGCTACAATGGCTCCCGATTTAATTCGGGAGCCATTTTCAATTAATAGGATTCATTATTTCAATTAATAAAACTTTGGGTTTTCCTATAATAATGGTTGCCAATTCGGAAAACCTAGTCTATATTAAACCTATAATAAGACCCGAATTAATAATATCAATTGGAGGTTCTAATTGAGCAGCACCAAATATCAATACCTAAATCCTTATTACGCTGTAGATGAACCCAAGGGAAGTCAAGCCCTCGTATTCTTCGATTCCTCTGGTTCTCACTACATCGACTTCATAGATAATGAAGGACATTTCGTATATCGTGAAGAATTTGACGAAGGAACCCCAATTCAAGTAGTCGAACAAGCTGCCAACGATTGGGCCCTTGGATATCGAACCATAGCATAGGAACAGATATAATGTTAATCAATTCGATACTTCGAGAGGAGACATACGGGACACTTAGGGCTGAGATTCATCAAGAGACTGGCGGATATCGAGTGACCTACATCGGTCCGACGGGCATTACGATGAAATCTGAAAATTACAATTTGAGCCATGATCTCAAGCAAGTCGTTGAACATGCAGAAGTTGGATTATCCTCGATCAGGCTTCTGAACGAATGATCAAGAACGCGCACACGGCTGAAGTCATACACCATGCCATTTCAGAAAAACTGACGGCCGGATCATCCTATATCGAATGCCTAGTTGAATATGCGAAGAAACACGATCTGGAAATTGAGACAGTCGCTGAAATCGTAAAGAAGAACACGACCATCAAGGAACTCGTGAGATCCGAGGCGTCCAAGCTTCGGTTAGTGAAAGAGGATCCATCCGTTGCGCGCATTTGCGACTGAAGCGGGTTACGATACATATATCCTCTATCGAGCCCTCAAACAGCATTTTTCCAAGTCCTCGTATGACTTTTTCAAATACGGCGGTAAGGTCCGGGCATCCGGTGATACCTTTGCGTCCAGACGGGATGTGTATTATTTCCACAAATTATCGGAGAAACCGGATCCCAAGGGATGGTTTCTATCGGTAATTCCAGAAAAACCCGACCTCTGGATAGGTGATATCCTGGACAAGAAACAGGAATACATCGCTTGGAAGGGCAGGGTAGATGGTCTCACGTATCACGTGAAGTCCAGTCTCTCCAAACTTCCAGATACCTTGCAGGAGACTTTCGGGGTACAGTCGGGTTCCTACCCGGAAATCATAAATCTCTATCTTCAAAAAGAGGTATCCCTGGAGACACTGACTGTATTGGCATCAGTTACCAATTCTGTTCCCTATTGGGAACAATCCATCGATGACCCGATTTTCATTCCAAAAGTGCTACTCCGAATCAGGAAGTATGCACCCTTTTTGACCTTCGACCAACAAAAATTTCAGAATCTGGTCAAAGAACACTACCTTCAAAGATAAATGTAACCTATCCAGAAGGCGCCGAAGCACCCATTCCCTCCATCGACCGACAATAGGCCGTCCGAATCATGGAAGATTGAACACGTTGGATGTCCTTGATCAGCTCAACTTCAGCCTCGGTTAGACCAGAGACTGGGAATGAAATGGTAGTATAATTAGACATGTGCTGGTCGAATCTCGTGTTATGACTAGAGGCAGTGGAAGAGTGAAGGCTTCGCGACTGCTGTATTACCTTCTATTTAGACAAAAGAAAAATTCAAAATCGAAACAAATAATGATTTCGAAATACTAAATAGGCTTGTGAATAGCTAGGACATTCACCAAAGCCATACAACGTCATAAACATACAATAACAAGGAGCTATCGAGCAAATATGTCTGCACTTGATAAACTGAAGAAAAAGAAGAACAACTCACTGGATAAACTGCGCGAACACATCGACAGGACCACAAAGAAAGGGTTCAGCAATGCCGATGATGACAAGTATTGGAAACCAACTCGTGATTCCAATGGCAACAGTTCCGCTATTATCCGTTTCCTTCCTGTAGAATCTGTAGATGAAGATATTCCATTCGTGGAAATGTGGGATCATGGTTTTCAAGGTCCCGGTGGTTGGTATATTGAAAAATCACTGACCACGATCCAGAAGCCCGACCCCGTTTCGGAATACAACTCGAAACTGTGGAATTCCGGCGTTGAGGCCAACAAGGAAATTGCCCGGAAACAGAAGCGCCGGATGAAGTATATTTCCAACATCTACGTCGTCAAGGATCCCAATAACCCGGCATCAGAAGGACGAGTATTTCTGTATGCCTACGGCAAGAAAATCTTCCAGAAGATCAATGACATGATCTACCCTGAATTTGATGATGACAAGCCGGTTGATCCGTTTGACATTTTCGAGGGAGCAAACTTCAGGCTCAAGATCCGCCAGGTAGACGGGTTCCCCAACTATGATAGATCCGAATGGGATACTCCTGGTCCATTGTCAGACGATGAAGATGAACTGGAAAAGATCGTTGAACAGATTCATCCCCTTCAACCTCTCCATGATCCATCCAGTTTCAAGACCTATGAAGAACTGGAGGCCAAGTTGTATCGTGTCCTTGGTCTGGGTGACGGAAATGAGGAAGCGGCTTCCCGTCGTGAAACGGCGACCAAGCGAGCCGAAACTTTGGTAGATGAAGACATCGACATGACCAAGGTCGGAGCTTCCAAGGAAGTGGAAGAACCAAAGCAGAAAGAAACCAAGGTATCGGAATCCGTCGCGGAAGAAGATACCGACTCAGACCTTGACTTTTTTCGTAAACTCGCCGCAAGCTGAGTTTTGATGGGAGGGGAGACAAATCTCCTCCCACTTCATTCCCAACATGAGCATTGAACCCATATGTGACCACTGTGGTTACGCTGACAAATCTCGGTGCAAGACCGAAGAGGAGGCGGCAGTGTGTCCCCGGACCCCAAAATTAGGTCCAGAGACCCCAAAATTAGGTGATGACTTCGGTTTCAGCTTTGTCGATGAGACAGCCGTGAAACTCAAAGCATCCAACAATTCCAAAGCACAAAAATTGTATTCCCTGGTGGAACCATTCTTGGACAACCTGGCGGCCAATCCCGAGAAAGATATTCATTGGCCTAATCGTGACAAGAAGATTGGGGAATTCAAGAAGAAATTGAAAAAGATCCTAGATAGTGAGGATGATGTATGAGCGCCCTGATTGAGAAGCTCCTGAAAAATTCAACGATTAAAGAGACGGCACTCATCAATGAGTCCAAAGTATATGGTAAGAAAGACATAATTCAAACAGATATTCCCATGCTAAACGTGGCATTGTCGGGATCACTGGATGGGGGGCTCACGGCCGGACTTCTTTGCGTTTCGGGTCCCAGTAAGCATTTCAAGAGTGCTTTTGCCCTTGTAATGGCCGCGGCATATCAGAGAAAATATCCCGATGGTATCGTCCTGTTCTATGATTCGGAATTTGGTTCACCACCGGAATATTTTGCCAACTTCGGATTAGACATGGATCGTGTAGTTCACACACCGGTCGTAAATATTGAGAAGCTCAAATTTGACATAACAAAGCAACTCAATGAACTCAAACGAGGAGATAATGTTTGTATTGTAGTTGACTCTATAGGTAACTTGGCATCCGTCAAAGAGGCAGATGATGCCCTTGATGGCAAATCAGTTGCTGATATGTCAAGAGCTAAGCAGTTAAAATCTGTATTTAGGATTGCAACTCCTCACCTGTCTCTCAAAAATATTCCCATGATTATCATAAATCATGTATATATGGAGCAAGGAATGTACCCTCGCGCCATCATTTCCGGCGGAACTGGATTGTATTATAGTTCAAATGACATCTGGATTGTTGGTCGTCAACAAGAAAAGGAGGGAGCTGAGGTATCTGGATACAATTTTGTGATTAATATCGAAAAATCCCGATATGTAAAGGAGAAATCCAAGATACCCATTAATGTCACTTTCAAAGGTGGTATCAATAAAAATTCGGGTTTGTTTGATCTAGCATTGGCATCTGGATTTATCGTTAAGCCCAAGATGGGTTGGTATAACAAGGTTGATCAAGAGACGGGTGAGATTTCCCAGAAGAGTTATCGGCAGGGAGATTTGGTTCGAGACAAGGAATATTGGAAGGAAGTCTTGGATCACCCGAAATTCAAGTCCTTTGTCGAGGATAAATATAAGCTCAAGGCTCCGGTAGTATCAGACGATGAAATCCCTGATGATATGGAAGATGAACTGGATGCCGACGACTGATCATGACAATCGAAAAGAGCATTATCTCCAATGTCCTCTTCAATGAGGAATATTACAAGAAGGTAATCCCCTATCTCAAGGAGGATTACTTTGATGAACCGGCACTTCGAAAAATCTACAGTAGCATTGCCGAGTATGTTGAGAAGTATGATGCCGCGCCTTCAAGGGAAGCCCTCGAGGTAATTCTCGATCAGCGAAAAGACCTCAATGAGACATTGTTCAAGGAGGTCATGGAAGCGGCATCAAGTCTTAAGCTTGATCCAGACACGGATCAGACCTGGTTGTTGAACGAGACCGAGAGGTTCTGCCAAGACAAGGACCTCTACAACTCCATCCGTCAGAGTATCATGATTCTGGACGGAAAGGAGAAGAAACTCGATAAAGGGATGATCCCGAAGCTGCTATCGGACTCCCTCGGGATCAACTTCGATACTCACATCGGCCATGACTATGCCGAAGATCACGAGTCTCGGTTTGAGTTCTATCATCGGAAGGAAGAAAGGCTTCCCTTTGGAATTGCCCTCTGGGATAAGGTCACTAAAGGCGGGCTTCCTCGGAAATCCTTGAATATTCTCATGAGTGAGACCGGCGTGGGTAAGACGCTGGTAATGTGTCACCTCGCAGCCCAATCATTCTTAGTTGGGAAAAATGTCCTCTATATCACTGCCGAGATGGCAGAGGAGCGAATCGCCGAGAGGATAGATGCTAACCTACTGGACGTCACATTAGATGAGCTGAAGGAACTTCCGAGGGCTTCATTTGAGAAACGGATAGAACGCTTGAAATCCAAGACGGTCGGGAAACTGATCATAAAGGAATATCCAACTGCGGTCGCTCATGCGGGACATTTTAGACACCTACTCAACGACCTAAGACTGAAGAAGGGATTTGTTCCCGATATTATCTTCATCGACTATCTCAATATCTGCGCATCCTCTAGGATCAAGAGCAGCATGGGCGCAAACAGCTATACACTCGTGAAATCTATTGCGGAAGAAATCCGCGGCCTGTCAATGGAGTTTAATGTTCCTATCATCTCAGCCACGCAGGCCAATAGGGGAGCGTATGGTTCTTCAGATATGGATCTCACGAATACTTCGGAATCGATGGGCCTACCCATGTCGGCAGATTCTATGTTCGCGTTAATCTCGAGTGAGGAGCTTCGTGAAATGGGACAGATCATTATCAAGCAATTGAAGAACCGATGGGGAGATATCGGATACTATACAAGATTTGCGGTTGGGATTGACAGATCCAAGATGAAGCTATATGATCTTGAGGAAAATGCACAGACTCAACAAGCTGCTGTGAAAGCTCAAGATCAAGAGGAATTCACGTTCAATACCAAGTCGTCCAAGAAACCATCATTTTCAGGAGAATTGAAATGAGCAAGGGATACAAACTCCGGAAGAA